ATGGTCGCGTGCGATAAACACTGTAACTGGCATATTGCCTTCATTATCAATGACTTCTCCATGTATTCCTGCTTTAGTAAGGGTTTTAACCTTACAGTCAATAACCATATCTTCAACTGGATGACATACCATGCATTCAAATACCGTTTGAAATTCAACCTTTTCGTTATTGACAATACCTGCTGAGTATGTATTTACACGAACCGAATTAGGTTTAATATATCCATCTTGAGTGCATTTACCTTCGATGCTATATGATATACTTCGTTCTAAATTCTGTTTTATATTTTGTCCGACCTGGTCCATTGTTAAAAACACTTTTCGGGTGAGCAATTCATTCGAATAGACTCCTTGCGTATTTGATTGTTTATCCATAGCTACTAATATATGAATATATTATCTTTTATGTAGTTTTGATTCAATATGGAAATTTCAATTTTCTATATTGAAAGTTTATGAACGAGAAACACCTATAAATGTATCTACATTCTTGTTACGTAAAACAGTGTCAAAAAACCATCGTTTTCCACTACTTTCTTCATCAAGTTTTCTGAATACAAGTTCAAAAATGACACACATCCCTTGTTTTAAAACATTATCATAATTAATATCAAATTTGATAGGTAGGTCGTTAATTTTTTTGATAACATCATTTTTGCCTGCGGTATTACAATTAAACCCCGTTATATTTCGTTGCTTATCTGTTAATGTACGTGTTTTAAAGATGATATTTTGTTTATTATCTTTGGCAATAAACCCGAATATTGATTTATTTATATTGGATGGTGCGACTATAAATTTTTTGAGTACATGTTTGTATTTATTAAGTTCTTCACTTTCTACTTTGTTCCATATGGGAGTATTATCGGTATTCAATGTGTATATCTGAAAAGGTTGTTTATTATTTAATGAATCAATGAGAACAATAATGTTATCATCAGTAATAAAGTTGTTATAATATTGTTTGATAATTTTGTCGTCATCGGTTAGTTGAATACCTTTTTGAAATATATGATTAATAATAGTAATTTTATCTTGTATTGGTAATAAATCTAAAATGTGATGTATAACATATTTATCCAGTTGCTCTTTACTGAAATTGTTCTCAATAAGTAGTGGGTAAACTTTACTATAATGTTTATACCAGTCACTATCTCCAGATTTAATATTTTCAGTAGTTGTAGTTTTAGTAATATTTTGTGTAAGTGTCTCAATAAGTGTAGCATAATCAGACCGTGTAGTTTCAATAATAAGTTCTTGGGTTGGAGAAGTCATTTTGACAGGTAATTCTAATTCAAGATTATTCGGTTTAAATGCGATAGGTATAGACCGTTCAATTAAAGAAGCATATTCATCGGTAATTTCCATGGGTTGAAATACATAATATTTACCTTTGTTAATTAAATATCCATTTCTGCCATATTTATCTACAATAATTTCATTTTTATTGTTAACGAATCGTGTAAGTGCGAAATCAATTTGTTCTTTTGGATATTTTTTAATTATATTAATGGACTTAATCAAATCTTTTCTCGTATAAAAGAATTGTTCTTTAAATAAGTTTCGAATTCGTTTGACAATAGCTGAAAACCCGATACGTGCGAACTCTTCACTGTATGTATGATTCACAATATCTGAATTGTTAACCTCATTCTTAGAATAGCATTGATAATTACAATTATCCATATAGTCACATATGGGAGTAAATGGTTTATCCCCAATTGTAAATGGGATTTTGTCTTTAGAATTACTGGATAATTGAATCTGTATATCTTTATTTTGAACCATTTGTGTTAATTTATCAATAGTAAAATTAGTTTGTTCGATATTTAATTGACAATCAACAGAGATTTCTTTCATAGTACGTGTTACATTGCCTATTAATTCTGCTTTTTTTTCAGCGAAACGATAAACATATAAGTCTGCGGGTTCTTCTTGTTTATCTGATATAGGTTCGGTAATATGTAGATAAATTTCTACATTGCGTTCTTCAAAAGGTAAATTACAATGACTTAGATTACGTACGCCTCGTCCAATAATTTGTTCGGTACGATTGTTATTATACCATGGCTCCATAATATGTACTTGACGAATATTTTTAAAATCAAGACCTTCTGCTGCTGCTTTTGTAATAAGAATAACCTTTACATTTTCACCATTTTTATTATCGGTATTTGTAATATGCTTAATATCACTTAGATTGTCTGGTGAGAATAGCTTATCCCCAGTAATCATTACATATTTTGCTTGTTTAAACTTACCTTTGACTTTCGATTTAGGTTTCATGGATATAGAATCAATGGGTTCTGTGGGTGGTTCTGAAAATAAAGGTTTTGTATAATTAGAGCTTCCATATCTGGTAAATCCTAATTCTTCCAACGCAAGTGCGACTGGTACAACTCCACCATCGATATACTGAGAATATACAATGATAACACCTTTCGACTTCATAATAGTATTACATATTGAAGAAATCTTACCACTGTACTTAGGAAGGATATCAGGACTGAAAATACGCCCATAATTATCAATGGTATCAGGTTTATATTGAAAATTGTAGCGTATTTGTTCGGTAGTTTTATAACTCATTATATTCATAAGACCATTTTTACCTACGATTCGTTTCACGACATCTTCCGAATTCATAGTAGTGGGTTCTCCATTCATTATTTTATCAAACTCTTTATTAGGGTAAACAATATCTAATGACTGCAGAGGTCGTTCTAAGTAAGTATATCCAAATGATTCCATATTATCAAATGTCGGTATTTGTTGTACTGATTCATCTCCATCCGGTGCTTTTATCGTAGACATGTTTCGTATACTTTCAATAATGTAATTGTATCCTTTTAATTGGTAGTCTCCTATAGAATTTGTATATACGGGTGTATGTTTTAATGGTGCGGTTATCTCACGATTATTCATTTGTTTGGTCGGGTAATTTTCTACATCCAGAGTACGAGTATTGTCGAACGTCTCGGGATAAATGCGATATGGAAATGAATAAGGATTTTCTCCCCGGACAAATGAAACATATCCAGTTAATTTACGCATGAGTAATTCTTTACCACTATCAGAGACAATACCATTATCATCAGTAGTGGATTCAATAAAATTACCATTTTTATCAAATATATCACTTTCTGAAATTGTACTACGATTGTCATTTACGTTCATAAGATTAGTAAGCCATATGACTTCTTTGTAGCTGTTATACATAGGAGTAGCAGATAATAGAAGAAGACGAAGGTTATTAGCGTATTTACATATATTCAATAATAATGAAGATGTCTTTTTCTTATCTTTATTGTCATCTCCCTGACGAATATTATGGACTTCATCAATGATGATAAGACGATTGTCAAAGTATTTTTGTATTCTTTTTAATTTGTATTCCTTTCTTTGTGCTGCTGTATAATTCACATTATCAGGTGGAAGTGTTTTATTTTGTATGTAATGTGACAATTCAGTATATCCCACAAAAGAATAGTATTTGTTAATTAACGAATTAATGAGTGATGTAATTTTATCCTTTGAAATGCCCTTTAAATTAGTAGGATTAATCTCAGTTATTAATGAATTCCCTACACATGTGTTTAAATTCCATTGTTCTCCATCTAATTTTAATTTTCGTTCATCAAACAATTGAAGACGGAAATTGTTTTGAACGTTAGGTGAAGCAACGATGAGTATTTTTTGTTTTACACCTACTTGTTTCATAAAATGTCTCATCTCTTCGGAAATTCCTATAGCACTGCAAGTTTTCCCTGTTCCTAATCCATGATATAATAAAAGAGAATTATATGGCGTTTGTAGTGAAAGAAAATTTTTAACAAACATTTGATGTGGTAACAACTCAAAATCTGCTTTACATAGTATTTCTGCTTGTTTTTTGATATCTTTAATTTCACCATCGAATTTTGTATCGTTGAATTCTTTACGCAATGCTATTTTTGCACTAAAATTAGGGTCATTTAATTGTGGATAGAGGAAATCGTAAGTGTCATCATTATTATCATATTCAAGTTTTTCTTTATTTGATAAATATTGATTATATTCTTTAGAATCCATATCACTTGGTTCTATTCCAATTTGATTTTGTATATCCTGTATATCTTGTGTTAATTCGATATTATCAAGTAGGGTTGTCTCACTTGGTTCAATTTCAGGTGATAGTGATGGTTCAAGTTCAGGTGATAGTGATGGTTCAAGTTCAGGTGATAGTGATGGTTCAAGCTCAGGTGATGGTTCAACCATAACTTCTGGTTCATCTGCTTCATTAGGTCTATTTTCTAAGCATATAATCAATCGTATTAATTCGTCTGTCATTCGAGCACCTAATATTTGATTTTTATGAATACCTCTTTCTTCACCAATAAGGTCAGATACCATATTTCTCAAATCTTTGGTACTAAGATTGCGATTATTAACTTGTTCGGTCAAATCATTTAGCCTCTGTTGCTGCATGGGTGTTTGTGGCACATATTTTTTAGAACAACTATTCGTAATGTCTTCCGCATTATTTATAATACGTGGTAAACATTTATTCTGAGCCTTATTCCAACGTTCTCCCTTAGGACATCTTTTACGTGTGTTATTTTTTGATACAGATTTATTTTTAACGGTGTTATTCATAAATGGGTGATACTCTATATATATTAAAATATATATAGATAAAAAGGTGTGTATTTTAACAATAGCATGATATACTATATTTTGATAGGGTGTTATTTATTTTAGTAAGCATAGACTGTTTTTCTAAATTATAGCTACGAATAGATGACATGCAGTTTTCGTATGTTTTCCATTCCATTTTACTCACTTCAGTTTTTTCATAATTATTCATGTTAATCTTCTTTTTACTATCAATATACGTGATAAAATATCTATGCTTGTAAGATTTATAATTAGAACCAGTAAAAATTTCTTCAAATGGGAAAAGATTATCAATTAGCTTTATAGACTTCATATCAATCCCTGTTTCTTCATTAAATTCTCTTAAAGCACAATCTAAATCAGATTCGTTATAATTCCGTCGCCCCTTAGGGAATCCCCATTCTGGTTCATCCCATATAATGTATTGATTACTTTCTTCAATCATTTCAGGCAAAGAGAATTTATTTGTTTTGTATTGAACCCCTTGTTTTAAATGATTAAATTTATTTCTGGATGAATTTTCTTCTGCTCTGTATTGATTGATTACATTCACATTACCCCATATATCGTTCCATAATTGGTCGAACGTACATGTATTTAATTTATGTTTTTCAGCATTCGTCATTTGTTTCAACATATTCATTATATAATCCTTATTTGTCAATGTATATTTCCCACGCATAAAATCAATAAATCCTAATGTGTCTTTACGACATATCATTAAATATTCTATTTTATTGTTACAAATACGAAAGGCAATAGAGCCTAAACTGGTTATCGGTAATTTGCATTGGTTATAGCTATGTCCGTGTTTTCCACAATTATTACAATAGTTATCTGCCATTTATCTATTATTTTACACAAAGTAATCTTTACACCCTTTTTACAAAATAGTTGTATTTGTACAAAATAAATATTACTAACGTGTATACAAAATGATATTTCACCCTGAAGTATGGGGACCTCATTATTGGTTTTTTTTACATACAGTAGCTGAGTCTTATCCCAAAACCCCAAATGATGTAACCAAGAAGAAGTATTACGATTTTATTCAGAATGTGCCACTATTTATACCTATTGAGGAAATGGGAAACAAGTTTAGTGAAATGTTAGATAAGTATCCAGTATCTCCTTATTTAGACAACCGTGACTCGTTTGTGAGATGGGTTCATTTTATTCACAATAAATTCAATGTATTATTAGGGAAAGAAGAAATATCATTACCAAGAGCTCTTGAAAAATATCGCAATGAATATTTACCCAAACCAGTGTATATAAGCAGTAAATTAAATTTGAATAAACATTATATACATTTAGCCCTAATATTGATATGTGCGTTTTTGATTTATGTATACTATGAATAAATCGATTGAAAATGTGTATAGATAATATAAGAAGAAGTAAGGATAACATGAGATTTGAATTAGTAATATTATTAGTAGCCGGTTTTTGTATGGCAAACATCTACACTGATGGTAAGTATATGACTTTATTATTATCATGGAAAAAATATTATCAGATGGCAGGCATAGCTTTCGGCGCGTTGATGTTTTATATTTTAATAAAGAAAAATCCTCTACGCGCACGTGAGATAGTATCTACATCTGGGGATTATATTAAATATTTACCCATTGATAAGAATGCGTCGAATATAATTTCACCCATACTGGATTTCACTTCGAAACAGGGTTTTGTTTCGGGAAATGACAATCATCCAATGATGGCCCTATCGAATCCATCCCAAATATCGGAAGATAGAATCATGAATTCGGGTAAAAAATCAACAAAGCGTTCTGTTAGTGAAACGAAAAAGAAATTTGTAGCATCCAGACAAAACTGGAAATGTGGCGATTGTCAAAACCAATTAACCGCTTGGTTTGAAGTAGATCATGTGGTAAGATTAGAATATGGCGGAAGTAATCATGTAGATAATTTAGTTGCTTTATGTCGTGAATGTCACGGAAAAAAGACAACCATGGAGAACTTGTAATAGGAATCCCAACAATATTTATTATATGTATATTGTATAATAAATATGGACTTATTGAATGGACCCAACATAATGCCAATATTGAAATATATACTTACTTTTGGATTTCTGATTTATTTTGTAATAACATTAATGAAATCATCCGAAGACCCTTTATCATTAACAACTGGCTATAATAATTATTTATTTCCATTAGTAGTAGGATTAATATTTTTAATTCCTACTGTGTTTTTAGGAAAAGAATCATTGAATAATAGCTATTATATTGGTGTGATTATAGGAACTATTGTATCCTTATTTGGAACAGTATTTTATTTTTATTCAAATATTAATGATTCATCTTTCTCGGTTGCGAATTATATAATATCCGGTATACTGTCATTTGGTATCTTAATTGGGTTAGCAATCGTGTTTTATTTTTATAGTAATTACTTAAAAACACAAGAAGGATGGGGTGGTTTTTTCGTCCATCTACTTTTCTACGTTCCTTGTCTTATTTTGGATTTATATAATTACATACGTCGTGAATTGGAGCTAACAACGAATGTGGTATATTATTTATTCATAACTGAAATCGTTTTGATATTCCTTTATAATTATATTCCCACAATTATATCGAAACTTAGTGTAAAACAAGGTACCCCTTTATTAGAAGGTTCCGCATTTCTGGATATAGAAAAGCCACTAATTTCCAGTTATGATTTAAAATTAACCGCAGAAAAGGATGATGTAAACTCCCCTGTGGTATACCGAAGAAATTATAGCTTGTCAATGTGGATAATGATAAACGCCCATTCTGAAAATAAATTTTCTTATGCGAATGAAACTCCTATATTTAATTATGGTAATGGAATACCTAAGATAACTTACGTAAAAAAGGAACCTCATAATAACAAAGAAACATTAAAGGTATATTTTACAAATTCTCAAGTCAGTGATGATAATAATTACATAATTGAAGTAGATACTCAAAAATGGAATCAGTTTATCTTCAATTATACAGCAAATTCGGTTGACTTATTTTTAAATGGTTCATTAGAAAAAACCTTTAGATTTGAACTTGATAATCCACCAGTATATACTGCGAATGATATGGTAGTAATTGGTGCGAATGATGGTATAGATGGAGCTATTAGTAACGTACGATATTATGTAGGAAATTTAACACGTTCACAAGTAGCAAATTCATATAATTTATTAATGAAAAAGAACCCTCCTACAAATAATTTATAAATGTACTGTATACAATGGATACAATAACCATAATTTTGATAGTAGCTATTTTAGTATTATTATACGTGTTATATGCTTATTTTACAGATAGTTCTTCTGAATTAGTACAAACTGCCAGTTTATTAACACCAGTACCACCTATTTCAAATATAAGTGGTCCAAAAAATACACGTTACGCACATTCAGTATGGATATATGTAAATACGTGGGATAATAACACAGACAAAGTCATTTTTTCTCGTGCCGATAATTTAAAATTATATTTAGATAAAACCTCTCCTGTATTGAAACTTGATGTTACAATGAATAATAATACTGCTGCAACTCCAAGTATCGAAACAATGAATATCACTAACAATTTCCCTCTTCAGAAATGGGTAAATGTTACAATTAGTATGGATAACCAATTTACAGACGCTTATATTGATGGTAAATTAGTTCGTTCTCAGCGTTTTTTTAAGAAAACCGAAAATAACGGTAGTGCTATTCCTATTGTCCCGCCAGGTAAAGAAATACCTGTATATTTAGGAAATACAGGTGGAAACTTTGACGCTTATGCTACCCAGTTTAGAAGATGGTCGACCCCAATCGACCCAGAAACCGCATGGGATGTATACATGAAAGGTAACGGTTCAAGTAAAATGGCATCAGCATTGAACGACATAGGTATTGATTTGTCTATTTTACAGAACAACGAAGAAATTAAGAAGTTCTCTTTGATGTAAGTAAAATGTTTTATATATCTATTATATAATATATAAAACGTAATGAATTTTCAACAAAATACGAATACAAATCCAAGCCCATTAAATACATTTAATCAAAGTATTCAAAGTGGAATTCAGGCTGTAGGTGATGGATACGACCAAGCTAAGGGAAATTTAACAAGTAAGTTCGATGAATTCTCAACAGAAGCCGCAGTAGGAGTTGGTGCAACTACTGGGTTCTTATATTCAAATACTATTATCGCAAAATTCGCATTTATTATTTTGGTATTGATTGTATTTTTATTTTTAATGAATTTGGGTATAAGTATGATAAGTTATTTTACACGTCCAAGTGGTTCTCCTTATATAATTAATGGTATGATTGATGGTACCAATGATATGATAGTGTCTCAAGACCCCAAAAACACTGAAAGTAAGCCAATATATAAGTCAAATAACGAATCAGAAGGATTAGAGTTTACATGGTCGTCATGGATATATATTGATGATTTAAATAAAAATGATAGTAAATATCAACACATATTCAGTAAGGGTGACGGTGGATTTGACCCTAATACAAATATTGCGAGTGTAAATAATGCACCTGGTATGTATATTTCACCAATGACAAATAAACTTCATATTATTATGGATTCTGTAAAAGCACCTGATAGTACTACTGGAAATCCTAATATTATTGACATAGATAATGTACCATTAAAAAAATGGGTTCATGTTGCTATCCGTGCGATGAATACAAAAGTAGATGTATATGTGAATGGAATCATTGCAAGTCGTCTTGAAATGCTTGATACTCCAAAACAAAATTACGGCGATATTTATATAGCACAAAATGGCGGGTTTATGGGAAAATTATCAGCATTAAGATATTATAACCGCGCATTGAATGTTTTTGAAATTAATAATATTGTATCAAGTGGTCCAAATTTATCAGTGGTAAATGATATGGGAGCACAGAAAGGATTTAAATATTTATCTAATTACTGGTATTCATCCAAATATTAGAATTTTCAACTAACAATCTCATAGTATAGTATAAGTGATAATATACTATACTATGGCAACAACAAACGAAGCTTTATGTAGTGTTATTCAACAAAGAAAACAACAATTTTTATTTGCGGTTCCTCCACCAAGAAGGACCATTTTAGGTGAAGATAATAATCCGTATTTGAGCGGACAACATACATCATTTGATTTAAATATGAGAAGAAAAGCAGAAATATTGAAGTATGCTGGTAACAAACAATCTACAAAACAAGGCAAATTCACAAAAAAGGAGTTATATAAAAATGCGATGATGGGTTCTACCCGTGCGAGTAGTCGTATATTGGATTGTCCTGACGCAGGTATAATATATACACGGAGTGGTGCGTCCGGTGTTCCTGGACCATCAATTAATTTATATCTTGATAAAGACGTTCCATTATATAATTATGAAACTGGTACAGAACCTAATGGTATATCACAAACAGAACAAACAGATAAATGGTTGTTTACTACACCAGTTGATAATACATATTTTAACGATGATAATGAGAGCCAAGTAACAACGTTAAATATAACCGACAAAGTTGACTTGCCTGTGTATACTTATCGAATGAGTATTCCTATAGGGTTTAATATAACCGGTAAGAAGCTACTTGACGGAGATATATCCTATAATAATCTAATTATAACATTAGATGAAGTAACCCCGTTTGATTTTGTAGTAAAATACAATAATGAATACGTACAAAATGTCAATAGTATTATTGATTATACATATGATAGCAATATTACTTCAATGACTTTTGATGTTTCTAATAATGTAAATGATTTCAATGCGACCTTATATGCGGGTGTATTAGATATAACCAATATCAAATTATTCACCGAATCTGGATATATATATGATTTCAATATAACACCAAAGTTAAAAATTGTTATTGGAAATGATGATATCACCAGTAATTTTAACGTACAATATGATATCAGTTATGGTATACTCATGAATATATCTGAAACCAATACAAGTGACGCATCTGGATGTACGATAACAACTGAACCCAGTACACAAACATATGTTCCATTTACATTAGTTGATATGTAAATACGATTCTAATGTCTAACGAAAATTTTGTTTAGACATTAGATAAATTACCAAGTGCTACGGTCAGGGTTACTCTTAATACTTTTTAATGGATGTGGTTGAGCCCTTTGTTTTGGTTGCATATTAGGTGTTAATGTGGGGTTCAAGCACATTTTGGCATTAGGAAATACTTGTCCTGACATACATTTTGAAGCATCATTTATTTCAACACAGCCACGTTTTCCATTATGTTCGCCAACTAAACACCAGCTTGATTTTAACGACGAACCATTCGTCTGAATTGGACTTTCTGCTTTATCAGATTCGGGTTCTGCTACAACCATGTCAAGGTCTTTTTTTGTTTTCCGATTTACTGATCCCTTACTTACGTCTTTTAGTAGATTTCCTACAGATTGAACGGTGCCTTCGGCAATATCAACACCCGCACGAGCAACATCAGAGGTAACATCAGCAGTTGTATTTATCAAAGTACCAGCAGTATATCCAAAAATAGCTAATATTTGGTAGATAAGGGGTTTGAATAGGTTAATGACTACTTGAACTGTATTACCTACTATTATAAATAGGTTTATCCCTAAAAGAGATAATATTAATAAGATAGCTAAAATAAATATCATGTAATTTTTACTATTACCTTCAGATGCAATAAATTTAGTAGAACCAGATAATGAATCCATTTTTATAATATAATATACAAAAATATTTTATTTAGTATGTTCGTTTACTTTCTTCTTATATAATGTGTTTTTAATGTAAATGGGATTGTTTAATATGCTCGAAACGTTTTTCTTTGTGAGTTTGGCTATAACCTTTGTGTTAATACTGTATTTGGTATATCACTTCAGACAAAAATTTACTGCTTTAGAAACGAAATGCGATACTATGTTTGAAATTATCAATAATATAGTGGCGGAAATGAATAATCGTAATACTTTAGTACAACATGGTGGTCTTCCTGAAAATATAATATACACCCCATCACTACAAGAACAGGAACAACACTATTATGAAGTATCTGAGTTACCCAAATTAGTGGTATCTGAAAGTGAAGATGAAAGTGATGATGAAAGTGAAGATGAAAGTGATGATGAAAGTGAAGATGAAAGTGATGATGAAAGTGATGATGATGTTATTTTACCAGAAGAATTAAATGATACTCAACCAGTAAAGGTAATAAGTGTTGGTATGGGCGATATCGACGAAAATATTAATCATGACGAAAATATTAATCATGACGAAGAGCTAAGTATAGCAACTGACGAACATGACCCTGATATTCACAACGGATTAGACCCAGAGACTACAGATAATTTGATTGTAGATAAGTTAGACGAAAATCAAGATGTACCTATGGATATCTATAAAAAAATGAATATAACCGCATTAAAAGCAGTAGTAACTGAAAAGGGTTATACACATGATGCTGCTAAAATGAAGAAAAATGAGTTGTTAAAACTACTTGAAACATCAGCATAAATGTAATAATAATATCGTATTATAATTTCTAACTGTTTAGTATATTATAATGTTTTCACGTTCAACAAGTATGTACCAAAGTGTAGATTGCGCATATCCTATTATTAAAGAAACTGTACCTGAATCATCAAGAGGATACCATACCAATAATAAATATCCTGAATTCCCTCCCTTAATGAGTGATGGACGTTCAGTTACTGCTACATGGCAACCAGAGTCATCTATAAATGCTGATTTAGTAGAAAATTCGGGTATTAAATCAAACTGGGAATATCGCAAGTATTTAACCGAGAATGCAAAAAAAATCATGGAGTACAATTTCCGCGAATCATCCAATGATACTGGATATTACAAACGTCCTATTGATATTCCAAGCATTCAAACAAACGAAGTTAAGGGATTCCATAACCAACCCTACGTATACTCATCTGGAACAGACAAGACAAAACCATTCGGATATGCTTCCAGTGATTTAAAAGAGTTATATTTAACAAGAGAACAGTTAGCAGCCAGAAAGATGTCTCCTGTTGTAGTTCAACCAAAAATGTAATTAACCTCTGAGATTATATCGGGCTCACTCTATTGATTGGTGTGAATATAGCACGTGCCATTGCAATTATCATAATGCTTGAAAATACAATAATAAATTCCATTTTGTCTGAATTATTTTAGTGTAGGTGTAAGATACAAGAATCAATTTTTAGAATATGTTTATGGATTCAAATAATATAAATCACAAGATGTATATTATTGTAAGAGAACTATGAAATTAATCAGTTTTGACGTAGGAATAAAGAACATGGCATACTGTATTTTAGAACACACTGGAAATGAAGTATTGATAGACAAATGGGGTGTTTTGAATTTTACAGATAATGATAATATTACATATATATGTGACTGCAAGAACAAACCAAAAAGTAAAAAGACGCCACCTACAGATTGTAGCAAAAAGGCAAAATATCATAAAAATAATAAATATTATTGTGAAAAACACGCAAAGGAATGTTCTCAATATATGATTCCAATAAAGGAAATGACACCCTCATTCTTAAAAAAATTAAAATTAAATGACCTTATTCAACAAGGTAACAAAAACCTTGTATTTTTAAATACAGAGAACATCGATAAACTAAAGAAAGCCGAAATATTAGATATAGTCATGGAATATTATAAAAAGAATTGTTTTGAACCGATTATAAATAAGAAGGTGAAGACTGCTTCGGAAACCGACTTAATTAGTATTGGTAAACGAATGAAAGACCAATTAAATGAACTTGCGGGTATTGAAAATATACAATATGCGGTCATTGAAAACCAAATATCTCCGATAGCAACCAGAATGAAGACCGTCCAAGGAATGTTAGCACAATATTTTATAATGTTGAATGACGAAATGGATATAGAATTTGTATCATCATCACATAAATTAAAACAATTTTCCGAATTAAAAATAGACAATAGAGAACATTGTAACAAATTAGACGAAAATACACCGAATACGGGTCAAATCAATGCCAATTATAAAAAACATAAAAAAGACGGAGTGTATTATTGTTCTCTTATGATAGATGCCAATGATAACCTACATGAATGGAAAGAATCTTTAAATACAAAGAAAAAGGACGATCTTGCCGATTCATTTTTACAAGGTATTTGGTATTTAAAACACAAAAAAATAATAATGTATGCGGATGATTTAAAAATAAAAATTGTATAAATATCATAATAGTATGGAAGTTATAGATTTAGGTGCTCTCAGTGAAATTGACGATTTACCAAGCTTGGAACCTTCAAGAACAGGGTCAAATTTCGGTTCTGGTATTGAGTTATTAATGAATGAGAAAAAAGTATCATCAAACAATGATTTAAATTTAGGAGAACTTGATAATTTAGAAAACGAATTAAATGAGATTTCAGGACGTAATACACCTCAGCCAGAAACCAATGGTGATACAAAATCATTATCTGGAATGGCATCTAACTTATTTGGATTTGGTAGTAATCCTGAGCCTTCTCCACCATCATATGGAGGACAATCAGACTCTAATTTAGGTCAAGCTACACGCGATAGCATCGGTACAGCCAAAACATGGGATGGATTTTCAAAGATGACAGAAATGCCTATGAATGACGATATCAAAATAAACACTACTATGAGCGAACGAGAACAACGTAGAAAAAAACGTGCTATGCTTAAAAAATTAGATGACTGGTATGAAAAGGGGACAATTAAACATAATTCTCATTTTACATTAGATTCTGAAT